CTACGGTGAATGCTGCATCTACTGGTGGTGGACAAGTGACGATCACTTGCGATCCTCCATTAATCAGCCAGCCTGGCAACATCAACCAGAACTTAAATAACCCTATTGCTTCTGGTATGCAGATTAAGGGCTTACCTAGCCATAGACGTGGTTTGATCTGTTCTGGCGATGCAATGTTCTTGGCTATGCCGCAATTGCCTGATCAAACACCGTTCCCAACTGCTAACAAAGCAGATGAGTTATCCGGTGCTGCGATTAGATTTACCCAAGGTGCGACCTTCGGACAAAACCAAAACGGCTTCATTTTTGATGCTATTTGGGGGTCTGACTTCGTTCCTGAATATTGTATGGCGTTTATTTTCCCATTATCACAGGGGTAATGAATGAATACTGCCCAGTTGATATCTAATGCTTGGTATCTATCGGGCATCGTACCCCGCGCACTTGAATCAGTTTCAGGTGAGCAGGGTACTGATGGCTTGATGTTGCTTAACTTTTTATTAGCTAGGCAATCCATGACTGGGCGGTATATCCCGTACTTTACTTACTACATGTTTAATGCAGTTGTTGCGCAGGAAGAATATTTCATACCCGGAGCGGTAACGCTTGAGACATGTACGTTTAATATCGGGGTAGTTCGATATCAAATGAATTTAGAAAACCGTTCTTATTATCGAGGCGCACCACGTGTCGATAATATTCAAGCGTTGCCATTTGATTGGTATTGGGAAACGGTTGTAGGTGGCGTTAATTTGTATATGTATTTTTTGCCACAAGATATTTATCAGATGAAGCTTTCCGGCAAATTCGCATTAACACAAATAACTGATCCGTCATTCGTATTAGATACGGTGCTCGATTTATTTTACCAAGAGTATTTAATGTTTTTATTAGCTGAATATATGTGTACTTGGTACAAGCTGACACCATCGCAAGATGTATTAATGAAAATAAAAGAATTTAAAGACACATTAGCTGATAGAAATTACACAGATTTAACAATTGCAAAAGCAACGATTTACGGTAGTAGAGGCGCAGTAACTTATGCGCAGGCTAATTTAGGTAAAGGCTGGACATCACCATAATGCAACAAGCGCAACAGCAATTACAGTTGTCAGGGCCATACGGTCAAATGTTTGCAGATTCACAGCAAATACCGCTAGATATTGTTGGTGCAAATGGTTTTGGTAGATACGACGAAATATCGATATCCGAAACATTTAACATGATTATTTCGGATGGTGCGTTAGTTAATTTTGCAGGTTATGAATTAGTTGCAAGTATTGCGCCTAATGGAGTTGGTCGCGGTGTTTATAACGTAATACTACTAAATAAGATTGCGGCTGTAATTAATAACGGCTTTTATTTAATAGACACAAACAATGAATTTATTCGTGGTGGCACATTAAATACTAATTCTGGAAATGTTTATTTTGCGGACAATGAAGCATCGCAAATAGCAATTGTTGATGGCACATGGGTATATATTTATACCTATAACGTGACGCCGCCAACATTTCAGGCATTTCAGATTTTATCGGCGGTTGCAGGATTTACTTATGCAGCCCCAGTTTATATTGATTATCAAGATGGCAGATTTATTATTGCAGATGGTAATAGCAATAACTTTATTTTATCCGCCGTTGGAAATGGTTTGATATGGCCGCCTGGAACTGTAGCAAGTCCATTACCGTTTGCTAATGCGGTTGGGCAAATACAAACAAAGCCTGCGAAATGTATGGCAGCGGTTGCATTATCCAGAGAATTAATTGTATTCGGTCAAACGTTTGCAGAGCCTTGGTATGACGCTGGATTGCAAATATTTCCATACCAGCGCGATAATTTTACGGCAATTGATTACGGTTTAGTTAATCAATCAACGATTGGTAAATTGGATAATACAATTTGTTGGTTAGGTGTGAATGAGAAATCAAATATATCTGTGTACATGATGTATTTAGATAATCAGCCGCAACGAATGTCAAATGATGGGCTTGATTATATTTTCCAGAATTTAACTGCGCCAAAAGATTGCTACGGATTTATGTATCGTGAGGCTGGTCATCCTTATTATCAACTCACGTTTGTTACAGATAATTTGACGTATTTATTTGATTTATCGACGCAGCCGGCGCAAGTGTTTTCGTTAACAGATGATCAAATGGATTATCACCCAGCACGGCGAGTTGTTTATTTTAATGGTTCTAATTATTTTGTGAGTTTATTAGACGGTAATGTTTACAAAATGTCGTCATCAATTACCTCATATAACGGATTAGTAATTCCACGTATTCGTACGTGTTCGAATATTCGCTGGCCTGATAATGCGCGATCAGTAATTCAAGCGGTGTATATAACGATGGAGTCAGGAATAAATCAGAACTACATACCGACTGCGCAGAATTTGCCGGATAACACTACAACGAATTATTTATCGAACAGATTAGATACATCGTTATCGCAAGATGGTGGATATACATTTTATAACGTTTCATCGATGGAATTGCCGAGAACTGGTATGCGCAGAAATGCATTACCGATTTATAACCTTGGTGCAACTGGCAACGATATAACGTTGCGGTTTAGGTGGAATACGCTCGGACGAGTTGTGGTATCGGGGGGCTTTATAAGTGTACGACGATGATTATTCCTAATTTACCCAAAGAGAAATTATTAACTGCGAGTGGGCATATGCATCCTGTTTGGCAAACAATGTTTTCGCAATTATTAACGGTCTTAAATCAGAATAATTCTAATGAAGGCACAGTCTTACCGGCGCAGGGTGGAGATAATTTTACAACATTAAATAATTCTAATAATACCCAGCGCCTTATTTATAACTCGGATCAAAATGCGGCAATGATTAATAACACTGGAACTTATAGTCAGATAGCAACTGCGGCTGGTGCTGGTGGTGTAACGACACAAACAACGGTTGGAGCATCGGGTGCAGCATCTCCCACGCCTGCAGCGCCAGAAATGTACGAGTCTGTGAATATTAACGGTGTGCAATATGCGCGCCCTTTATACAAAGTGAGTTGAGGTTTCTATGCAACAGGGTGGCGGAATGCAACAAGGTGGCTACGGCGGTTTTGGTGGATTGATGGGCGCTGGCGCTTTGCTTGGGTCTGGGATTGCTGGTTTGAATATGCCTAATCCTGCAAACAATGCAATGCAGTACTACAACCAGATTCCAAGCATATTAAATGCCACTTATTCGCCATACATGGCGCAGGGTCAAAACGCAGGCAATCAGCTACAAGGTCAGATCGGTAATTTGCTGAACAATCCTGGCGGATTTATTAACTCAATTGGTCAAGGGTTTCAAGGCAGTCCGCAATATGCATGGCAAAGCCAGCAAGCAACATTGGGCGCTAACAATGCGGCAGCAGCGGGGGGAATGGCTGGAAGCCCAGCAGAACAGCAATCGCTTGCTAGCACGATTGGTGGATTGGCTAACCAAAACTATCAGCAATACATACAAAATGCGATGGGCGCTTATGGGCTAGGGATGGGCTCAGCTAATAACATGTACGGTATTGGCGCAAATGCGGCTAATCAGTACGGCAGTAACATGGCAGAAACCCTATCTGGACAGGGACAAACCGCCTACGCAGGTCAGGTCAATCAAAACGAAACGCAAGGCGGTGCATGGGGTGGCATTTTAGGGGGATTGGCAGGAATTTTGGGCGGTGGTGGGTCTGGTAGCAACAGTTTTGGCGGCCTTTTAAGTAAATATTTATAGGTAAAATATGAGTTATCAATGGGAAGGCATACAACCTGAAACATTTGCACAAGCTAATCCATTTTTAGCTGGGCTTAGCAATGCATGGCAGACTATGGGTCAGTACGGACAGATGCAACAGCAACTTGCGCAAGGTCAAATTCAGGGTGCGCAAGCTCAATATGCACAACCTTCTGCTTTGGCAGCGCTACAGAACGCACAAGCGCAACCTGCATTAACAAGAGCGCAGACTACAGAAGCAAATGCGCAAGCTGCCTATATGCAGCTAGGATTGACCCCAGAAGCTGCGGCGCAAGCTGGCTATATTAGCGGCGCGCAAACCCAAGAGGCTTTAGGTTCGGCAGCTCAGTCGCAAGGGGCTGCGCGCGTAAGTAATGTAGAGGCGGGTAATCCAGCTCTGTTAGCTGGTGGAAATGTTGCGCAGCTTTATGGCTTAAATTCATTGTTGGCAAATAGTGGTAACCAAGGCCAGGGCGTGCCAGGTGTGCCAGCGGGTACGCCTAGTGGGCAGTCGCCTAATGGATATCAAAAAATCCCAGGTGGGTTAACAGGATGGCCGACCGTACCGCCTCCTCCTGGTGGTGGCAACCCCTTGTCACCAGCAATCCAGCAAAATAATCAACCGCAAATAGCTAAATCTATGGCTATGTTGCAGCAAATGAATGCTAACGCCGCTGGCTATGTAGCTAATGCCACAACAAACATCGCTGATTGGAGAGCAGCACAGGACGATGCAGCGAACAAGTCTAACAATGCGGCGCAGATGCAACAGAATCTTAATAAATTTCACGCCAATTATCTGGCATCCAGCCTAAAAGGTGCTTTTGAGGGAGAAATACCATCCAATTGGTCAGGAAAGATTGCTAAGAGTGTCCTTGATCAAAATGGTGATATTTCTGCGGAGCAAAATGCGGATCAAGCATCAAAGAACTTAGCGGCTAATTTTGCTAACACACTTCAGCCACAAACCACGGTAGAAGGTTTAAAGATATCTCCACTTCTAAAACCAAGTCGTTTGCTTGACCCAGATGCTGAAGCTGCAAGCGTTGATTCTATGCAAGCATATATTAACCGACAGCAAGAATATCAAACATTTATGAATACAGCCCGTCAACGTGGCATGGAAAATCCGCAGGTAGCTAAAACATTATGGAATCAGTATCAAGTTGATAGGCCAGCAGTTGACCCAACCACAGGCACAATCAACAAACAATACCAAAACACGTGGCCAGATTATTTAACACCACAAGCAATGCAGCAGGCTACGGCTGGGCAGCGTGCAACTGTGACGCCTGTTGCTGCGGATTTAAAGAAGTATGGGGCTATGAATGCGCCTAGCGCGCCACCTGTTCAAATGCCAACGTTCAATAATCAGCAAGAGTTTCAATCATGGTATGGACAGCAACCGCCTGCGCAACAAGCTGCGATTAGAAAGCAACTAGGGGGGCAATAATGGCATATACCCCTACTCTGGCTGATATTCCACAAACTGCACAATCTGGTGGCTATACGCCTTCTTTGGCTGATATTCCGGGGCAAGGTATGGCAAGCGCAATGCCAGCGCAACAACCGCAACCATCGCCAAGCATATTGACGCAGGGTCAACAAGTCATGGCACCTATTAATATTGGTGCATCAAGATTCGGTGGAAACATTACGCAGGATCTCGGTGCAGGTTTTGATCGAATTGGTGCTACAGCGATTGGCAATAACCTATATAGGTGGGGTGGTGAAGAGATTAATAATGCACCTTCTGTCTACGGTTCTCCATCACCTACTGCTTTAGCGCCTAACTTAGTTGAGAATTTAGCGCAAGGCGCGCCTTATGCATTACTACCCGGTGGGATTTTGGGAAATGTTGCAGGTGCTGGATTGTATGGAGCAACTCAATCGCAACCAGGTCAAGCAGTTCAGGGAGCGGGCACAGATGCCGCAATCTCTGCTGGTCTCTCAGCTATTCCACTAGTAGGCGCAGGTTTAAAGTCCCTGTATCAGGCATTTAGTCCGGTAGCAAAAATGGATGCCATTACCAAAGCAATTGGCAATCCTGCTGGATTAGAGGCCAATGGCATATCGCTAGCAAATGATGTGGCAACGGCTGCTCAGAAAGCCAAAGACGCGAGCACAGCTGAGTATCAACCCATTATGAACGCAGTGGGTGAAAATCCAGTTTATGACCAGAACACGGCACAAAGTAAGTATTTGTCGCTACCTAAATCAGTAAATGATTCTTTTGATACCGATACAACTGATCTGCACAATGCATTTCTTGATAATCCTACGTTTGCCAATGGCAAAGAATTATCTAGCCAATTCGGGGCGAATATTGGGTCATTACAAAAAGCGCAGGATCAAGGCACGATTGATCAAGCTGGTCGAAATACATTAAAAGCCCAGATAAAGGCTAAAAATGCACTTGATGGTGATATGACATCATCCTTGAATACTTATGACTCAGCCAATGGCACAGATTTTGCTGATCAATATCAAACAGCAAAAGCAAATTATATTAAAAATGTAGTTCCTTACCGGATTGATTCAGGTTTGAATAAAATCGCTACCGGAACTATGCAAAATCCTCAGAATATAT